AGTATACCTATCGGTATGGCAAGGAACACCTGACCATCAAGAAACTCAAACGCCCACTTGATATGGCACCCTTCGGTATCAAGCAGGGCTTCATGACGGAGATGCCACAGTGTATGCCAGACGATGCTAAAAGACCTGATCCTGTTGACGGCTATCGCAATTACTATCGTGTGCATAAAGCACCTATCCTCAATTACACCAAGCGACCTACACCGGAGTGGCTCGTATGAAGTACGGAAAGATATGGGGGACAACACGCCCCCTACTCCAGACACCTTTCGTTGAGGTGCATCACATTGAAATCAGCAAGGGTGGGCAGTGTTCATATCACCAACACCTACATAAGTGGAATATGTTCTACGTAATTAAGGGCAACCTTGAGATACATGTAACCAAAAATAAATATGCACTTGAGGACATCACGTATCTAACGGATGGTGATTACACAACGGTCAGCCCGACTGAGAAGCACTACTTCAAGGCCGTCTCAGATGTAGAGGCTCTTGAAATCTACTATCCTGAGCCACTATCTGAAGACATCCTTCGTGAAAATGTTGGTCGTGTAACACAGGATAGTTATAAACTTGGACGAGCCAAATCTAGTCTTGAAGAAGCTTACATAAAGGAAATGAAGTAATGTTTTATGTTTGTGATGCAAAGGGAAAGAAAAGTGAAATGTTTAGTAGCAAGGAAGAGGCTACTGAACACCTGCGAAATCTTGAACGACTTGCGGATGCCTTGCGTTGCAAGTGGGAGTACTCGACTGAGACAGATTTGATTGTATCAGATGACGATCATGTACTGAACACGTTCTCAGTCTACGAAACTGCTTAGATATAACACCAAATACTTTCAGGTATGAAAGATTTGGATGTTTATCTTACATTGACAACCAGCATGAAAGGTGTATAATGCTGCCGATGACTGATGATTTTCCTGAAACCAAAGAGGTAAAGCGTGGCCCCTGTCCTTCATGTACGTCAAGTGATGCGTACATTGAGTATGACGATGGGCATGGACATTGCTTTTCCTGCAACTATCACAAGCGAAAAGATAAGGACACCGATATGGAAGTGACCGCATATCAAAACAACAAGACACAGCCTTTGTCACAGGCATTTCGTGGCAACAACATGGCGTTGACAGATCGTAACGTCACGCAGAACACTGCCAACAAGTATGGTGTAACCGCAACCATTGGTAGCAACGGTATCGAGAAACACTTCTATCCGTACCACGATGCTGACGGCAACCTCCTCGCCTACAAGACACGCCTCTGTGAGAAGAAGGACTTCTACATTGAGGGCCAGTTCACGTCAGCCCGACTGTTTGGGCAGCAGCTATTCAGTGGTGGTGGTAAGTATATCACCGTGACTGAAGGAGAGATTGATGCGATGTCAGTCTTCCAGATGACGGGTAGCAAGTGGCCGTGTGTGTCAGTCAAGACTGGTGCACAAGGAGCAGTCAAGGACGTGAAGGCAAACTTTGACTTCCTCAATTCCTTTGAGACTGTCGTGCTTTGCTTTGACAATGACAAGCCCGGACGCGAGGCAGCATCAGCAGTTGCTGAGTTGTTTGAACCCAACAAGTGTAAGATTGCAAAGCTGACACTGAAGGATGCCAACGAGTATCTACAGCAGAACAAGACTGAAGAGTTCACTCGTGCATGGTGGAACGCACAGCCCTATACACCAGCAGGGATCATCAACCTTGCTGATATGTCAGAGACATTGTACGACGAGGACCAATCTCAAACTTGCATGTACCCGTTCGAGGGTCTGAACAATCTGCTGTACGGCATCCGTACTGGGGAGCTTGTCACACTTACAGCAGGTACTGGCACAGGTAAGTCCAGTGTTATGCGTGAACTGATGCACCATGTACTCAAGAGTACCAATGACAACATTGGTGTTATCTCTCTGGAAGAGAACACTCGCAGCACAGTCTTCCACCTCATGTCGGTCGAGGCTAACCAACGGCTGTACATTCGTGAGGTTCGTGACCAGTTTCCTGAAGACCAGCTACGAGCATGGGAGAAGGAGACAATCGGAACCCGTCGCTTCTATGCCTTCGATCACTTTGGTTCTCTTGGAACAACTGAAATCCTCAACCGTGTACGGTATATGGTCAAGATACTTGACTGCAAGTGGGTGTTCCTAGATCACCTGTCTATCCTTGTGTCAGGTCTTGAGGGTGAGGACGAGCGACGTAACATCGACCAGCTTATGACTAAGCTACGATCACTGGTTGAGGAGACACGCTGCGCGTTGATACTTGTCAGCCACCTTCGACGGTCATCAGGATCAGACCGTGGACATGAGGATGGAAAAGCTGTAAGCTTGTCACATCTACGTGGCTCACAAGCAATCGCACAGCTATCGGATGCAGTGGTTGCAATGGAGCGTGACCAACAAGCAGAGGATGAAAATGCTGCAAACACAACTACCATTCGCGTACTCAAGAACAGATACGCTGGAGAAACAGGGGTTGCATGTCACCTGTACTTCAATCGTGAGACAGGCAGGTTGCACGAGGTCGAGAACCTTGGTGACAACCCAGATCAACCCAAGCAGATGGACATTACAGCGGAGACTATCTAAATGAAACACGTGGTGGACATTGAAGCTGACTCATTACAGCCGTCCACCATTCACTGCATCGTTGCAAAGAATGTCGAGACGGGAAAGGTTCACACCTTTAGAGAGGGTGAGTGCATTAACAACTGGCCCAGCTTTGCCAAGCAAAACATCACAAGCTACGTGATGCACAATGGTATCAGCTTTGATGCACCCGCCCTGAACCGTCTGACTGGCACACGTATATCAGTAGACCAGATCGAAGACACAATGATTATGTCGCAGATCACAAACCCAATGCGTGATAACGGTCACTCGCTTGACGCATGGGGCCAGACACTTGGCTTCCCTAAAACGGAGTTCAATGACTGGTCCCATTGCTCAGACGAGATGGTAAAGTATTGCATCAACGATGTGGAGTTGACGACAAGAGTGTATGCCACACTCCAGAATGAGTTACGAAACTTCAGCGATGAGAGTGTCAGGATGGAACACACGATCAGGTTCCTGATTGACAGGCAACAGAAGAACGGCTTTACACTTGACATGCCCAAGGCAATGGCACTTATGTCACGCCTCTCTGACATGGCAGGTGAGATTGAGTTACAGGTACAGGAAGCCTTCTATCCTCTTCCCACCTTTATCAAAGAGGTTTCTCCCAAGATTAAGAAGGATGGATCACTATCCAAGATTGGGCTATCACATCTAGGTGATGACTGGCCGTTTGCTGGTGGTGAACATTCAGTGGTTGACTTCCCACAGTTTAACCTTGCTAGTAGGCAGCAGATTGTACGCCACCTACAGCATCGTGGCTGGAAGCCTACCAAGTTCACAGAGAAGGGACACCCTATCGTAGATGAAGGAGTTCTCAAGCATGTGGACATCCCTGAAGCACAGTTGATTGCACGTTACCTGCTACTGCAGAAGCGTGTGTCACAGATCAAGCAGTGGATCAACTACTATGATGACGATGGTAGGGTCCACGGTAGGGTGCTTACACTCAAGGCAGTCAGTGGGCGTATGGCACACCATGCACCTAACATGGCACAGGTTCCTGCCTCCTACTCTGAGTTTGGTAAGGAGTGTCGAGAGTGTTGGATTGCTTCAGCGCCTGACAGAGTTCTGGTAGGTTGTGACGCGAGTTCGCTTGAGTTACGTGGACTTGCCCACTACCTGAATGACAAAGCGTTTATCAACGAGGTTGTCAACGGTGACATTCACACCGCCAACCAGAACGCCGCAGGGCTGGAGACACGTGACCAAGCGAAGACGTTTATCTATGCGTTTATCTATGGTGCAGGTGCTGCCAAGATTGGTAGTGTGGTAGGAGGTACAGCAAAGGATGGGCAACGATTGATTGACCAGTTCCTTTCCAACGTACCTGCACTTAAGACACTACGCCAACGTGTTGAACAGGCAGCACAGCGAGGTTACGTACCGGGACTTGATGGGCGTAGGCTCAAGGTCAGGTCCGCACACTCTGCACTTAACCTCTTGATCCAAGGAGCAGGTGCTGTTATATGTAAGCAGTGGCTGATACAGATCGTGAAGACGGCAAAGCAAGAGAAGCTAGATGCCAACCTTGTTGCCAGTATCCACGACGAGTATCAGTTCGATGTCAAACGTGAACATGCTGAAAAGTTTGGTGAGATCACCAAGAAAGCTATGAAAGAAACTGAAAAAATTCTCAAGGTTCGTTGTCCCTTGGACAGTGAATACAAAATAGGACGCAACTGGAGCGAGACACACTGATGCAGATTGTGGAACTCACAGACGAAGATCGCACCATAGCAGCTAAAAGGTCTGCCGATATGGGAAAGCTTAACAACTCCATTGAACATGGTGGTGGCAACATTGCCGGATTCCTTGGTGAGATCGCTGCACAACGTATCTACGGCGGCGAGATCAGCCATACCTACGAGTACGACATGGTTCTACCTGATGGACGCACCGCTGATGTCAAGACAAAGCGAACCAGCACTGCCCCAAAGAACTACTACGATTGTTCAGTGGCAAACTTTAATACACGACAGAATTGTAACATCTACATTTTTTGTCGTGTCCACTACGACAACAGCAAGGCATGGGTACTAGGGCATTACGACAAGAAGAAGTATATTAAAGACGCACGGTTCCTTCGTCGTGGGGAACAGGATGGTGACAATGGGTTTATCGTCCGTGCGGATTGTTACAACATGGCTATCAACCGACTGGAGAAACCAATGACTAAGCCTGAGATACAGTGATGTCATACCTAATCCTAACCGTGGAGACGCTCGTGCTAATTGGCATATGGTTTAACACGATCCTTAACCTGAAGACATACATGAAGAACAAGAGGCGTACTCGTGATGATGACGACGACTACCACTCACAGTACGACCTGTTCTTCACTGGAGAAAAAAACATGAGAGAACATGAATCAAAATTCGACGGTTGAAAAAAAACTGTTGACACCCCTAAACACAACGAGTACTATGTATACCTCATCAACAGCCACCGTTGAGTGGCACTGCAAAGGAGAAAGTAAATGACTGTAATTTCTGGAACCGCATACTGGGCATCAGTTGTAACCCCTAACACCACGTTTGATGCAGATGGTGTGTGGCAAATTGACGTATGCCTAGACGATGACAATCTATCCAAGGTTCAGGGCGACGGTCTTAACGTCAAGAACAAGGGAGATGATCGTGGTAACTTTATCACGATCAAGCGTAAGGTTCGTAACGCTCGTGGCGATAACAACCAGCCACCGTCTGTTGTTGACAGTGAGAAGAACCCAATCAAGGATACACTGATTGGTAACGGCAGTAAGGTGAATGTAATGTACAAGCCTTATGAGTACACATACCAAGGTCGTGCAGGTAAGAGTGCAGACCTTCAGGTTGTACAGGTTGTCGATCTTGTAGAATACAGCGGCAGCAAAGCTGAAGATGCTCTGCCTGTCGTTGATGGCGGCTACAAGCACGACACAACTATCTCTGAAGATGTTCCTTTCTAAGAGATAGAACATTCACGGGGATGCGGTCACGATATAGAGCAGCACACCGGCTTGGAGAGGGCGGGACCAAGCCTTAACAAAAAGAAAGGTATACCATGTCAGAACATAAGTCCATTGAAACCGTGGTTGAAGATATATACAGTTTGTTCTCCGATGAGAACGAGCGTGTGGTATCAGATGCTGACATGGAAGCCTTCATTGAGCAGGTCAGTATGTCAGTGCGTCGATCCATTGAAGAGAAGCGCGACAGAAAGGCCAACCTAAGACTGTCTCTTGTGGGGCAACCTGATCGTAAGATTTGGTATGAAATAAACCAAGCCCCACAGGAGACACTTTCTTCAAGCACCCGTATTAAATTTTTGTTTGGAGATATTCTTGAAGCACTACTTGTTCTACTCACTCGTACATCAGGACATGAAGTAACGGATGAACAGAAGGAGGTTGAGGTCAACGGTGTGCTAGGACACATTGATGGTAAGATCGACGGCACACTCGTTGACTTCAAGAGTGCATCACCCTTTGGGTTTAGGAAGTTTAAGTACGGACACCTTTCAGGTGATGACCCTTTCGGATACATCGCACAGATTTCTTCCTATGCCAAAGCAGAGAACGCGAAAGAGGCAGGGTTTCTTGCCATTGATAAATCCAATGGTGAGATTGCCTACCTGCCCATACATGATCTGGAGATGATTAATGCTGAAGAACGGATTGAAAAAGTTCGTGGAGTTGTTGGACATAGCACTCCTCCCAGTAGGTGTTATAGCGATGTTCCTGATGGCAAATCTGGCAATCGTCGCCTTGATACTGGCTGCGTATATTGTTCTTTTAAAAGAACTTGTTGGAGTGATGCTAACAACGGTCAAGGACTTCGCGCCTTCAACTATTCAAACGGTATCCGCTATCTTACCCAAACTCAAAAGCTTTCTGACGTTGAGGAAATTTCTTTGGATAGTCTCGACTAATGCCAAGAAAACCTGCGAAGCGGTCTTCAAAAAGAGGTCTAAAAAATAAGAAGTTTAGATCGGGTTCAGAGGTAACTGTAGCTGAGTACCTTCTTATGCTTGGGGTTGCCATCAAGTACGAGACAGAGCGTATTGAGTATCCTGTCGTTGCAACAAGAAAATATACACCTGACTTTCTGTTACCAAATGGAGTATATCTTGAAGTCAAAGGATGGTTCAAGGCTCACGATAGGGCAAAACATCTACGGATTAAAGAGGCACACCCACATCTTGACATACGCTTTGTGTTTGACAATCCAAACAAGAAGCTAACTAAAGCACCAAATGGAAAGACATATGCTCAATGGTGCGAGAGGCACGGCTTCCTGTACTGCAAACTATCTGATGGTATTCCAGAGGAATGGCTGCAGTGACAGACATCTTTATTGAGATTGAAGACTACATGCAGGAGCAATCGTCACCTGAACGAATCCTGTTTATGACTGTCATCTTACAGGCGTTGCTTGATGCGTCTAAGCCATCAACGAAAAATGAATCTGAACGCGCCAAGCTGGACAGGACACATGCACAAGCATGGTTCTTTGCCAGTGTGGGCGTAACCTCTGAAGACTTTACAGCCGTGTGTGACATGGCAGGTATTGATGCGGGTTACACAAGAAGCTTTGCATACAAGGTTATACGGAGCAAAGAAGTTGAATACACAAGAAAGAAAATAAACTCTATCTTGTCAAACATCTAGAGGTAACAATGACAAAGTACAAGTTCGATGAGAACCTGTATCTCGATGAGATTCAGGACTACGTAGACGCAACTTATACACAGCACTATGCGTCTAGTAAGTATCAGGCAACTGACACAATCCTTGATGCTGATTATGGCGAAGGATTTTGTATGGGCAACATATTGAAATACTGGAAAAGGTATGGAAAAAAGGATGGAAAGAACCGTAAGGACTTGCTCAAGATTATCCACTATGCTATTATCATGCTTCATGTCCACGATACCGCTAATGAAAAGGAGTAGCTGATGCCTCATTTCCGCTCTAACGAAAACCCTATGTTCCGATCCAAGTTCAGTGAGGATATTTTCAAACATAAGTATGCCCATCATGGGTGTGAAACTTGGTCGGCACTAGCTAATGTTCTAGTGGACGATGTGTGTCAAGACTACATGACACAAGATGAGAAGGACGAACTCAAGCGTATGGTTACTGACTTGAAGTTCATTCCGGGTGGACGCTACCTATATTATGCTGGTCGTCCCAACAAGTTCTTCAATAACTGCTACCTTCTACGTGCTGAAGAAGACACACGTGAAGACTGGGCCAACCTATCTTGGAAGGCTGAGTCCTGCCTGATGACAGGCGGGGGCATTGGTGTTGACTACTCTGTGTATCGTGAAGAAGGTCGTGTGCTTAACGGCACAGGCGGTCTTTCCAGTGGGCCTATCCCCAAGATGCAGATGATTAACGAGATTGGTCGTCGTGTCATGCAGGGTGGCTCACGTAGGTCAGCTATCTATGCCAGTCTTAATTGGCAACACCCTGATGTAACACAGTTTCTTGCTGCTAAGAACTGGTATGAAATGCCCGTAGGCAACACAGGCTTTACCGTTGGGCAGGTAAAGGAGCAGGACTTTAACTACATTGCCCCTCTGGACATGACAAACATCTCTGTCAACTATGACACTGCATGGCTTACTAACTATTGGAAGACAGGAGAAGTAGGTGGCGTATTTCGGACAAATGTTCGTCAAGCCCTATCAACCGCCGAACCGGGGTTCTCTTTTAACTTCTTTGATAAAGAGAATGAAACGCTACGCAATGCTTGTACTGAGGTAACATCTGAAGATGACTCAGACGTGTGTAACTTGGGTAGCATTAACATGGGCCGCATTGATAGCCTTGAAGAATTTACTCAGATCGTAGAGCTAGGAACCAAGTTCCTTCTTTGCGGAACCCTACGTGCCAAGCTGCCTTATAGCAAGGTATATGAGACACGTGAAAAGAACCGTCGCTTGGGCCTTGGCCTTATGGGTATGCACGAGTGGCTGATTAAGAAAGGATACCGTTATGAGGTCACTCCCGAATTGCATCAGTGGTTGGGAATCTACAAAGGCGTTTCTGATAGTGTTAGCCGTGACTTTGCTGATGCTATGTCTGTTTCCCGTCCTGTGGCTAACAGAGCAATTGCCCCCACGGGTTCGATTGGCATTTTGGCTGGGACTTCCACTGGTGTTGAGCCTATATTTGCTGTCGCCTATAAACGGCGGTATCTAAAAGGACAGAACAGGTGGCACTACCAGTACGTTGTTGACTCCGCTGCACAGGAAATCATTGATGTGCATGGTGTAGACCCTAACAACATTGAGTCCGCACTTGATCTTGCACAGGACTACAAGCGCCGTATGGCTTTCCAAGCTGACGTTCAGGACTATGTGGATATGTCAATCTCTTCCACGATTAACATCCCAACATGGGGAAGCAAACTTAACAACGAAGATACAGTTGATGACTTTGCTAACACCCTTGCATCTTATGCCCATCGTCTACGTGGCTTTACTGTGTACCCTGATGGGTGCCGTGGTGGTCAGCCACTAACATCTGTCTCATACGCTGAAGCAGTTGACAAGCTTGGTGAAGAGTTTGAGGAGAGTGTAGAGACGCATGACATCTGCGACATTACGCAGCATGGTGGTTCTTGTGGAGTATAGGAGTATGGGTACAGTGCCTTACGATAATAAGTATTTAACTGGAGTTACTTTTAGAAAATATCAGGAGGAAGCACATAAGACTGCCGTCTATCCGAAGGATAACGGCATTATTTATACTGCTCTTGGTCTTGCTAGTGAGGCTGGAGAGGTAGCTTCTCTTGTCAGCAAGTGGGTGCGAGGTGACAAAGATCACATTGACCTTCCTACTATTAATAAAGAACTTGGTGATGTACTCTGGTTCGTCAGCGAGATGGCATATGTCCTTGGTCTGGAACTTGAAGACATAGCACAGGGTAATTTACAGAAGCTGGCAGACAGACAGCAACGTAACGTACTGAAAGGTGATGGGGATGAGCGATGACTGATCTGCAAAGAATATCATGCAATGAGGAAACAAAATGAAAACAATTACACTTAACGTTGAAGATTGCGACCAAGTTATCGTTGACGAAGTTATCGTTGATGAGCTAAAGGACGCTTATCGTGTGAACAATCAGTTTGACAAGGTTGACTGTTCAGATGACGTTCTTGAGCCAGACTATGCTTTGCTTAAAGCGATTCAAACTGTGCTTGAATACTATATGCCACATGCTGATTGGTCCGAGTGGATGGAAATAAATCCAATGGTGAAAGAGGATGACTGATACGATGGATTACTATGAGGAAGTACTACTCCTTCGTAAGAAGGTTGAGAAGTACGAGACCATTCTCAAACATGCAATGTCTGAAAAGACTGGTGTGTTTTTTATCTGTGGAGAAGCAGGTGAGAAGGATAGAGTGGGTTTGCCTGAGTACATTTCAGTGTGTCCTGCATATGGAGTAGATGGGTCTGCTTTCTATAAGAAACATACAGAATATACAGCGCCGGGATGGTGATAATGGATTGGATTCTCGAATGAGATATCAAGATTGGGAGTAGTTTGAATGATCAAGCATGAACCACTATTTGACACTCAAAAGGTTTGTGAAATCTTCTCTAAGAAGGATGGTGTTCCCATTACCTATGTGTGTACAAGTGCGCTAGGCGATGAGGCACAAGCAATGGATATCTTTTACAGAGAAACTCCACATCCTCAGTTCGGTAATCGGTATTTTGGTCTATACCATAACGGCAATCTTATGATTGCTAATGCAGATCGAATTGAATCTCTAGAGTTTGGACTTGTCGAAGATGATGATGGTGATCTACAGTATAGTGCCCATCGTCATGATTATAAATTGTTTGAGAACGGTAATATGATTGACGGCGGTCGAGCATACTTTAGGTTTTCATCAAATGAAGTTAAACATCACATTGTTCGCAATGGTGAAATGGTTGAGGTTGAATAATGAAAATATTTGGTCTTGAACAAGAGATTATGAATGCTTGGCGTGTTGTAGATGACATTGACCTTCTCTATGAGAATGTTATAGAAACAGATATGTCTACTGATGACATTGCTAATGTACTTCTTGGATTAAAGGGTGTATATAGTATGAGATTTCAAAAGCTCTTTGATGCGTTTGAAGAAGTCTGCAAAGAATATCATGCAATGAGTAAAGAAAATGGAACTACTAGAGGGATTAAAATAAATGCCGTGGAGAGTTAAGGTTTACCAGACAAAAGATAAAGATGATTGGTTATATGTTGTGGATGAGAGAACCCTTGAACCAATGGTGTTTGATCATTGGCCCGATGCTCAACTCAACGCTCACCTTTGGACAACAGCAGAGATAGAAGAATACAATGGACTTGAACAGGAGAGTGACGATGATCCTTGGCCCACTGGTGGATATGGTGACAACGCACCATGAACAAAGATAAAGAAATAAATATCTTAATTAGTAAGTTAAATGAAATACTTGATAGTGCAAATGACATACGTTATACAACACTACAGCAGGAAATTCAGCTACAAGACTTAGCAGTTAAGATATATACTACTATTAACTATGTACTTGTGGAATTAAAGAATGGTGAACAATAATTCTAATGTTAAAAACAAACAACTTCTATTAGCTGCTAAAGAAGAATACAATGGACATAGCATGGCTCGTGAACCTTCCTATCTAATGGAAAGGAATCACGGGACCATTGTTGAAACGGAGTACACAAACAGGGAACACAGAGTAATCACCCAGCTTGAGAAAGTCTGTAGTGAAAACTGTGTGTCAGAGTGGAGCATTGGCTACTTCCCTGATGAGTACAAAGGAATTACATTTAGGTTTTTTGCTGATTGTGACATCGCACTATTCAATGAAGCCCTGCAACAAATTGAGGGTGGCGGATGACGGCATGTTGCAAACAGTGTCGGCTTGACGAGAACAGAGACTATTGTCTTGGCTGCGGCAGGACAGTAGAAGAGATACGTCAGGCATATCAACTCTCGCTTATTGAAAGGAGAAAACAAGATGGAACTACTATACGATGCAGGACTTGTAACACGGTGGGCTGCGAAGAAGATCATAGCCATTAAGCTTTGGGATTGGCTCATGCGCCTATCTGAGAACTGTTATCAGGACTGGTCAAAGAACCACAAGTTCAATAGAAACTTCTAGGATTGGATGATTCCGTAGCTCAATGGATAGAGCAACAGCCTTCTAAGCTGTAGGTTGCAGGTTCGAGTCCTGCCGGGATCGCCAATTTTCTCTTGACTTACCCACACCAACACCCATATAATACCCATATCAGCGCAGACATGGCTGATGTGGTGTTCAATCTTGCTTAAAAGGAGAATACAATGAACGCACTAGTAACAATTAATCCAGCCTTCCAAACTATACTAGATAAGATGGATCAGTTTGGTTTTGGTTTTGAAGATCAGTTTGAGCGTTTGTCCCAAGCACACGATCATTTTTTGTCATCCACTTCCTATCCCCCTTACAATATTATTAAGGATGACAATACCTATCGTATTGAGATTGCTCTTGCAGGTTTTAAAAAGGAAGATGTTGACGTTGTTTTGGCACAGAATATTCTCACCATTAGTGGGAATACTCCCAAGGCAAAAGCCGACAAGAACATTGCGTATCGCGGAATCGCAACCCGTAAGTTCAAAAGGTCATTTGCATTGTCAGACAACACTGAAGTAAAAGCTGCCAAGATGGAAGACGGTATGCTTGTAATTGAGATTCAAAAGGTTGTACCTGAAGAAGACCAAGAAAGAAAAATCTCAATCGACTAAGGAGGGGCCGTCTGGTAGCGTGGTGCTATCAGGCGGCTACCCCAAAGGTAAACATGACAACATTCCACACAGACAAACTCCCCACAATCTATATTGGCTACGATCCAAAGGAAGACGCAAACTACCAAGTGTTGCGACATTCAATTCTTAAGAACACCAGAAGCCCATATAACATTGTTCCTCTTTCATTGCCAGACCTAAGACGTTCAGGGCTTTACCGCAGAGCAGGTAAGGAACTGGATGGAAAGATTGTTGATACGTTTGACAACAAACCTTTCTCAACTGAGTTTAGCTTTACACGTTTCCTTGTACCGTTTCTAAATCAGTACAGCGGCATGGCATTGTTTATGGACTGTGATATGATGCTACGCACTGACATTACCCAGTTGTTTGCTGAGTATGGATCACGTACTGATTACGCAGTGCAGGTAGTTAAACATAACTACCAGCCAAAGGCAGAAGAAAAGATGGACAAGCAGGTACAAACAGTGTATCGTAGAAAGAACTGGTCAAGCTTTGTTATGTGGAACTGTTCTCATCCTTCACACTATAAGTTAACGGTCGATGACGTTAACACAAAGAATGGGAGTTGGTTACATGGCTTTGAATGGCTCAATGATAATGAGATTGGTGAAATCTCCGAACGGTGGAACTGGTTGGACGGACACTCTACAGCGAATGATCCTTACAACGTACACTTCACAACAGGCGGTCCAGCTTTTTCCGGCTGGAAACCAAACAGATTTATCGACCAAGAGTACGCACTCGAATGGAAAGATATTAGAAACAAATTAACAATAAATGAATCGCTAGGAGAACTCAATGCTTAACAGTCAACTAACTTTTGTCACCTCCTTTAGTCAGGATGGCTTTTACAAGTATGCAAAAAACATGCTTGAGTCAGTTGCTGATAAGTGGCACCCTTCACTAAAGCTGGTCGCCTACTACCATGACTGTAATAAAGAAACAGTTGATGCAATGCCAAAGGCAAAGAACATTGAGTATCGTAATCTTAATCTAGTTCAGGACATGCTTAACTATCGTGATCGTATGAAAGTACACGATGGTACTGAGGGTGGTAATGTTCCCTACAACTGGAGACTTGATGCAATCAAGTGGTGCCACAAGGTCTATGCAATGACAGACCTTGCATTTGAAATGATGGAGAAGGAGGCACAGGCGGGGTGGCTGATCTGGCTGGATGCAGACACGGTAACAACCAAGCTACTAAAACCAGATAGCTTTGCCCACATCCTTCCTTCACAGGCTGAACTTGTTTATCTTGGCCGCAAGGACGTTGACTACAGTGAGACATCCTTCCTAGCATTTAACCTTAACTACGAGTCACCCGGATTTATGCTGGGTGACCTACGTGGCTGCTACGATATTGGAGAAGTTACGTCATACCGTGAGTGGCATGATGGCTTTATCATTGAGCGGCTGCTAAAGATTTACATTGCTCATGGCATGAAGGTACACAACCTTACCCCCAATGTTAACGGCCTTGCAGCGTTTGCCAATTCTGAATTGTCAAACTATATGGTACACTACAAGGGCAATCGCA